GGTTATCGGCGAAGAAATCACGAATGTTCATCACCGATGAATAGTATTTCTTAGAGAACCACCGGCGACGCTTTCGTTTCTTTTCACGACCGATGTCCCCGGAGTTTCCTCGTGGCGTTTCTTTGCCTGTACCATAGTCTTGCCAAAGACCATATTCGAGGAATGCTTGCGAGAGTCCGACTTCAAAGAATCGGCCGTCAGCACGCACCGGGAAAGCCATTGGCGAAACGAGCAACTGCCGAGTGTCAATGACATCGAGCAGTGTGATTTGTTCTTGCCAAATTTTCAGCATCGTGTCGTTGAAAGCAAGCACATATTTCTCACGCTCTTGTTGTGCTTGTTGTTGTGAAATGTTTTCCATAGCAAACGCTTTTATTGGGAGTTGAGCCTCTCAACCCATTCCGATTCATTTAATCTAAGGTCAGTAAACACATCAACAGCCACTTGGAAGTAGCAACAAGCACAGCCCGAAAAGAAATATCGGTCAATTTCGTTGAACGATATGCGAGGGTCAAGGTAAATGCAGTTTTGTTCGAGTCTTGTTCGTTCAAGGATCAAGCGAGACATAAACTGACGGAACAGCTCACGCATAATCTCCATACATTCTTGCCGAGCGTTCATGTCGTCAATTTTATGACGCATAGCGAAGAATATGGTCTTTACTCTTCGGGTGCGAGGAGTGTTATTCAGTTCGGTAAATCCCTGAGCGATGTCCGACACAGCGACAAAAGCCGTCGCCGATTGCATATTGTCAAGCATCTCCTCGAAGCCGTCAAGACCACTGACACGGCAGAATGAGAACTGCTCCTTTTGAGCGAGCAGATTTTCAGCCGTAAGGTTTTCAAAGAAACCTACGGCATTCCAGTTGAAATTCTTTTCCATATCTATTTCGTATTGTATTTTCGATTAAGTTCTTCATATTCTTTTGCTTGAGCGTTCAGTTCGGTCAACGCACGCCAACAGTCCATAGCCAATACCTCTTTTTCTTTTGTGATATCTCCTTTGGTAAGGGCACGGATTTGAGCGTTCATCGCTTCGGTCACTTGCTCGCCAATGCTCTTTGCCGAGCCGAGCAAGTTGCCGTCCGTGCTATCAGTCTGTTGAAAGAAATGATTAAATGTCTTTGCAAAATACTGCTTGAGCGAAGCGAACCAGTAAAATGTTGCAATTCTCTCTAACGGCAGTCCTTTAGAATTCCAACCGTCATAAAGCACTTTAATCATTTCGTCAATGAGAGAATCGTTTTTCGTATGCAGATAGCCTTGATAGAGGTTGTCGCAATAGATAAACTTCTCGAATGGGACAGACTGTAAATCCGATGGCAGAGCGGTAAACTTACCAATGCGAGATATTCTGACCGGGAACGACGGAATTTCATCAAGCCACTTCAGGTCTTGAATAATGTCAGCAACGACAGTTGCCGACAGTTTGAAATCGTCCTTTCCGAGTCGGAACACAAAATCAGAGTTGTGGCGATAAATAACTTGCAGCCCTGACCAACGGACTTTTGGTGCAAACCGAGACCAAAACGAAGATTTCTTTGGTTTTGGCGAGGTGCCGCCCAAACGCGCGAAGCGAACAAGGCAAAGCGTGCGTATCTCAGCCGAAGTATAATCATCGGCGAGCAGACCGAAAACGTATCGTAGCTGCTTATCATCGAGTTCGTGCCACCCACGAGGCACAATGAGATTAATTGTTTTCATAATTAGAACCAATAGCCTTTATTTTCTTTTTTGTTTACAAATACAGGTGGCGAAAATAGTTTTGCCGTGTTGGAGTTGTGCCACTCAGGAAACTCTTCAGGATTGTTACGAATGAAATTGACGATGTCTATCATCTTTCGTTGATTGATTGGCTTGTCGTGAATGAAGTCCACAATTTGTGGTTTCATTCGTGCGACGATCCAAGCATAACTTTCATTCGCAGATGTAGCGAGGGCTTGATGTCGTAGAACAGCCATTAACTCGTGAGAGAAATATTCTTCAGCGAGAGAGTCTTCGATATCGAGGACCTTTGAGCGTAATTCAAGGTATTTCTCCCATCGATGTTCGGTAAAGCCACAAAGCGACACGAGGTCAATGTTGGGGAACAACGTAGCCGTGAACCATCTGCATTGTGCCGAAGCAGTCCACGACTGCATTAGTGGAAGCTGGTTGAGCAACTGTTCTACGGCCTTATCACGCGTGTCTAACAGCGAAGCCTTGAGCCGTTCGACACGCTCCTTTGAAGCCGGAGCTACATTCGTATTGCTGACAATCCCGAAACCGTTGGGCGTAAGCACAAGGTCGAGTGACGGAATGGCACTACGCATAGCGTCCGACACCACGATTTGCGAAGCAAGCATTTTGACGACATTCATATCGTCAAGAGCCACTATTTCGGCAAGCGTATCTTCGCCACAAATCTTCTCTTTCAGCCACTGCTCCGAGGCAGTGAGCCACGGAGTAAGTTTGTCAAATAAAGGCGTTTCACCTTTGACAGTCGCAAATGCGTTAGGCATAAAGTGACGAAGCGTTTCATCATTCGTTATCAGTATCATTGTCATTAGGTTTAGGATTAGACTTATTATTTGATGACACAAGTTTAGCGTCACGATTTTCATCAAGAGTGGAGAGCATAATAAACGGACAGTCGGGATAAGCACCTTTCCAACCATTGAAGCGAATGATAATTCGATGCACGGCGAATAGAATATCGTGATATGGCTTTTGCAGAGCCTGAGCGATAGTATATAGTTCACGCTTATCCGAGCCTGAATTGTTCGTTTGCGACTTGCCCGGCACAGAGCCGACAAGGTTTGAGTGAACACGCATCGTAAAGCAGAACATATTCACAGCCTCTTGAATGTCCGTAGCCCAATCGCCACCTTCCTTGTCATCGTCAATCTTGGTGATTACCACATCGTGTTGCACATCGCCGTTAGGATTGACATAGAAGGTGGAGAACCACGCCTTACCGGCATTCTCTGCACCTGTAAGAAAGTCAAGAATTTGCTGTTTCTCTTTCACGATTCTTTCTTGCTGTTTGCGTCGGTCGGTGATGCCCTCTGCCTTGAAGATTGATTCCCAATACTTATTGGAGATTTCAATCTGATATTTGATAGGTGCAGTATTTTTCAGTTTCGCCTCTTTTGCCATACCGATAAGCTGCTTGATATTATACCATTTCCCTTTGAAAAGCGAAGCATAATAAGGAATGGGATAATAAGTGCTATCGGGTGTAGGCACACGCGAAACCATAGCAAACTTTCGTGTTTTCGTCTTGTTCTTCAAGCGAGCCATTAAGTCCACGAAAGGAGAAGCCGAGTCAAGCAGTTCGATTACCTCGATCTGCTCACGGCTTGAAATGGCGTTACGCCAATTAGCATACAGCACCTTATCAATCTTTCCCTCTTTGTTGGCAGGGGCAAAGCGACAGTAGCACGCCTCTTTACGGAGCAGACGCACAATCTTGTTGCCGTCGGGATTGAGAATGATTACCGAGACAGCAAACCCGAAGTGTTTGAAGTCTTGCGACACACCGAGGAAATAACTCGCTATGTCGTTATCGAGGAAGAAATCCTCAATCTGCTCTTTGTGTTGTGGCGAGCAATTTTCCGATTGGTACACCAATCCACTGCCATAACACACTTCGGCATTAAAGATTTGGCAAGTGGAAAGCGTTTCGTCACTCTCAATAAGGTTGAGAATGTCGAACGGCATTTGATTATCGCCACCCCACGGCATAAATGAAGTGCGGTCATCGATAATCGTAGGAACAATGTCCCCTTGTTCACGGAACACAGCCGAGCTATCCACTTGGAACGCAGCTCTTGCGTTTATGCCCGGTATGTTCTCCACTGAATTGCAGTTAAGCGAGAGCAGATTGAAACTTGTTTCGGATATGCCGAGCGACTCTTGCAATGCAGAGCTTTGCTCTGAATTTAATTGTAAGTTGTTCATAGTATATGAGATTTATAAGAATACTTCCATTCCATTGATACGGAAAATGCAGACATCACGCACTTGGCGTATTTGTCGGCTTGTGAGGAGTTTCATACGACGCACACCCTTATAGAAATCATATCGAAGCGGAATACAATTATTCCAATGCTGTATTTGGCCGTCTTTCGTCCAAAGCGATATGTTTACAGGGTCGCCGGCTTGTAGCATTTTCCGTAATGTTGATATATGTATCGCGTTAGCCATTAGTTAAATGTGTGATTATAAGGTTCGGTAAAAATTCTCTGCTCGTCGGTTCTTGTCGATGTTTGCAAATGAGGTCGATGTTCCACAAACTGCCAAGTGAACTTCACTTTGTGTAGTTTTTCATCATTGTCGTCAATCTCGCAAGTCGAGTCCGTGATGATAACTTCGGGCAAGGTATCAGGGTCAGTCGCTGTACCGAGCCTCACGGAATGCGACATAAACAGTTGCTCCACCCATTCAGCTTCAGCCTGCGTCATCGGAGCAGTTTCCACCTCGTATGTCTTATCGACCGATTGGTCATAAAACGAGTGTCGCCCTTGCGAGATAGCCATAGACCGATTAACTTCAGTCTTGGTTGTGGTGACGGCATTGAGAAAGATTTCTTCATACACATTAAAGCAGTTCTTAAATGTGAATGCTACATTGGGAGTATTATCCACCACATAATAGGTGAAATATCGGTTGTTGAACTCAATAGTATATGATAAAACTTTGCTCACTTTTCCCGCTTGTAAACGCAAACGCAAATATATTGTGTCATATTTGACTTCAATAGCAGATACACCGATGTCATCTGTAGTTATAGTTTTCAGCGTAAAAGTTTTATTCCCAACACTACCGTCTTCAGCCTCATATACTGCATGAATTTTCAATGGTCCGGACTCTTGACCATGAAACAACGATAGAAAGTCTGTCGAGTGCAGAGGCACACGCTTAGCAGTCAATGTTGTTAGGAAATTATATGAGCCAAACACACCAGCTTGAGCCTCGATGATATGCGTACAAAATAGCGTATTGAGGTTAAACGAACCGAGATTAGTTCCGTCAGCATTGTTATAGTACATCGTAAACGCTGTGAACACAAGGTCGTTTTTAGTCATATAGTCTTCGATGAGTTCAGCGATGTTAATCAGAGTAACATTGCCATTGTACGCATATAGTGTGGTACGGAAAATTTCCGTAGTGCCGTCCTCAAGAGTGATTATCACTTTGTCGAGGTCGGTAGAAAATTCAATCTCTCGCAGTTGTGAAGAGAATACGAATACCGGGATTTCAGTAATTAGTGTTGTTGCCATAGTAAATAAGATTATTTACCACGAAGTTACGGCAACACCACAGCGTATCAAAAGACACAATTAAAGGCAATCTTTCGACTGCCTTTAACGAAGCGAAAGCGAGAAGAAATTATCTCACCGGGAATTGCATGACGGTGTGAATTTCTTTTTCGGTAACGAAATTCATCTTGATCGTGTATTCCGGGAATACATTCGTCAAGGTGCTGAAACGAATGTAAGCAGTAACTAAATCATCGCAACGCTCACGGCCACATTCGTAGCCGTTAGCGTCATTCTTGATGATTTCGTAGAAAGGGAATTTAATCGATTTCATCTTTGAAAATGATTTTAATTACTGTTTGATACGCACGAATCACATCAATGTAGGCTTTCACCATTGCTTGGTGAGAAAGACCATTCGATGTAGTATTGAACTCGATAATTGATTTGTTGACTATCTCGGATTGCTCCGCGATAGCCTTCAAATCTTGAATTGAGAGTGAACATTTTTCTTCCATAATCATTCTGATTTTTTGATTGGTGATAAAATTCTTTTCTTCCATTCGCCCATTACCAGCTGCACGAGCAGGAAATTGTGGCGATAGATTTGATTGTCGAGAATGAGATTACGCCAA